AATCTATGATGGTGACAGCAAGATAGCAGAAGAGATGGCCGTACACGGAGTTGAATGGTGCAGATCAAACAAAGCCCCAGGTTCAAGGAAGATAGGTTGGCAACAGATAAGACAGAAATTCAATGCTATGTTGACTGAAACACAGGAAGAACCAGGATTAGTAATAACAAACAAGTGCCAAATGCTCTGGAGGAATCTAACAGGCCTGCCAAGAGATACAAACAATTTAGATGATGTTGACACCAAATCAATAGATCACGATGCTGATACTTTGAGATATATCGTCTTAGACAAGCCAAAAACAGCAAAAATGATTCCGCTACAAGGCTACTAACAATAAATATGATTATAGATCAGGAAAACTTATATGCCAGCAAATAATACACATCCAAGTTATAACAATTGGGCCCACAAGGCCGCAAAGACAAGAACAGTGATAGAAGGCGAAGAAGCCGTAAAATCAGCTGGAGAAATGTTCCTACCACACCTAAATGGTTTATCAGGTAGAGAATATGAAGATTACAAAGAAAGAGCTCAATTCTACAACGCAAGTAGGAGGACTCTGTCAGCATTGGTTGGTTCAGTTTTCAGAAGAGGTGCTACATTTTCAAGACCCGCAGAATTAGATGATGTGATAAATGACATTGACTTAGATGGCACATCAGCAAATCACTTCACAAAACAGATATTGAAAGACGTACTCACAGTGGGCAGACACGGTGTTTTAGTTGACTATGATCAAAACACACAGAGACCATATTGTAATCATTACATTGGAGAAACGATAATAAACCATAGAATGGGCTTGAACAATGGCATATTACAATTAGAAATGGTCGTGCTACAAGAAAGCAAAGAGACCGTTGATTTAAATGATGAGTTCAAAACAGATTATGAAACTTGTTATAGAGTGTTGAGACTACAAGATGGGGTTTACACCCAACAGATTTATTACACGGAAGGCAACACAGAGGTTGCAGGTGAAATAACAGTTCCTACCATACAAGGTAGAACATTAGATTATATTCCTTTCGTGATCATCAACACAACTTCTTTAGGTTGTGAATATGAAGATTCACCATTGTTAGATTTAGTGAATATGAATATCAATCATTATAAGTTTTCAGCAGACATTGGTCATTCACTTCACTTTACAGCTCTACCAACCCCTTATGCGACGGGCGTAGACAACTATGGTGGAGAGAGCAAAGAGGCATCACCTTTAAGGATTGGTTCAACAAATATGTTGATGCTACCACAAGGTTCATCAGTTGGTATGTTAGAATTTTCTGGTGCAGGTGTGAACAGTCTAAGACAGTACCTAAATGACTCTGAAAACAAGATGGGAAAACTGGGTGCGAGACTTTTAGAAAAACCCACAGCTCAACCAGAGACAGCAGAAACAACTTCTATCAGACAAGCGGCAGAAGGTTCTGCTCTTATCACAGTAGTAGAATCAGTAGATGCTGGTATAACAATGGCATTGAAATATTGTGCTGATTATATGAACATAGATATTGATTCAGTAGATGCTGAATTGAACAGAGACTTCATTGATGCTAAAATGGATTCTAAATCATTGATAGATTTAATCAAAGCATATCAAGAAGGTGGTATATCAGAAGATACGTTATACTACAATCTACACAAAGGTGAAATACTATCACCTGATCATAACAGAACAGAAGAGATCACAAGATTACAAGGGCTGAAAGGAACAGTGGAGCAACCATCACAGCCTAAGGATCTAAGTCAACCACATCCACCAATGCAGAGCAAAGACTCATTGGTAAGTCATATGAGAGAGATGATTGAACAAGGATACACAGACGAAGAGATCAAACAAGTGCATCCAGAAATGGACAGCTACTTCAACGGAGGAGATGACAATGGCAATGACTAAAAAGAAAAAGAAAAAAGGCGGCAAAAGAGGCGGCAAAAAAGGTGGCAGACGAGGTTAATTGGTCTGACTACTTTGCATCTATTGTTTCAGTATGTCCTTGGTCTAAAGCATACTGGCAAAAACAAAAGATAGACATTTGTGAATGGACAGGTGAACTAAAAGAGTTGGGTGACTATGTTGCCCGTGTTTATAAACTACCAAATGCAAGTGCCTACAAGTTGAACAAGTTGATGAAACAGTTCAACGAAGATAGACCCAAAGAAGAATTCTTGTATTCACATCCAAAGTTTGGAAGACATTCAACTCCAATACCAGTGTTGATACAACAAGATCATCAATTGCTAACTGACATAAGAAACAACTTGAAAAAAAGATAGCGATTGATACTAAATACTACTATAATAAAAGTTAACCGTGCTTAACAACAGGAGGACTCGTATGTCTACAGAAGAAGCAAACAACACACAATCAAACGAACAATCAAACGAACAATCAACTCAACCTTTAACATTATTTGTTGATTCATTAGAATCAATACCTGAATCTTTACATTCATTTTATGAACAGCAAGAAGATGGTTATAAGTTAAACATCAAAAATGCTGTACCATCAGCGAAGTTAGATGAATTCAGAACCAACAATAGAAAACTAAATTCTGAATTAGAAGATCTAAGAAAACAGATGAACTATTTTGACAAAGATGAATATGACAGATTGAAAAATCAATATTCAAAAGATAAAGCAAAAGGTTCAATACCAGAAACTGATGTTGAACAAACTCTATCAAAAAGAACTGCTGAAATGAAAGCAGACTATGAGAAGAAGTTAGAAGAGTTGAACAATCAATACACATCAACAAATCAAAAATTATCAACTGTCTTGATTGACAATGAAGTCCAATCAAATGCAACCAAGTACAATGTAAGATCAACAGCTATGGAAGATGTTCTTTTAAGAGCAAAGACTGCCTTCGTTTTAGAAGATGGTAAAGCTGTTGCCAAAGATCCAAATGGTGAGATAGTTTATAACTCACAAGGTGAGCCTTTGACAATTGAACAATGGGTCAACAAATTACAAAAGACGGCAGGACATTTGTTTGAAGAATCAACTGGTGCTGGAGCAAGAGGACAAAAGACTCCTGTTCAACAACCAGCGAGAAAAATGACAGGCCTTGAAATGATTAACCAAGGTTTGAAAAGAAAGAACTAAATATCAACATAATATCCGTGATATTATAGGACAGACGATCTGTTATGTTTATTAACTACAAGACATAATAAGGAGGAAAATAATTATGGCTTACTTAACACAATCACTTAACGCGGTTGTTTCTAATGAATTTTTCCGTAATCCTATATACCCAGGAATAGCGGATGCAATTCAAGAAGCGGCATCGTTTTATGAGTTCGTACCTTTTACAGCAATTAAAGGTTCATCAATTGGTGTCCAAGAGAACTCAGATCAAAACTTAACTGCTTTCGTGGCAGACGGTGGCGATTTAGACACTGGAAACTCAATCAACCAATTAACAACTGCATTCAGAAACTACAATATCAAATCAATAGCTGGTTTGGCAAATATTGGTACAGTATCTAATGCTGGTGCATCAGCAAATGGTGTTGACCTAATGGCTGTGGCAATTCAAGCGAAAGCAAGAGATATCGCAAGAAAAGTCTACAAACAAGTTGTTAAAGGAACTGATAACGGTGACGCATCAGGTTTCAGAGGCTTAGATGATTTCTATGCTGATGCTGATGGCGAACTACACGGCAAAAACGAGCTAACACCATCTGCTGGTGGTGATGATATAGCTGATGTTTTAGATCAACTTTTAAATTCAATCACAGCGGCTGATCCAGAATTCATTATGATGAATGGAACAATCTTGAACAAATTTACTTCAAGAATGAGAGCATCTGGGGCTGGTTTTAACTATGTGACTACACCTGTGACGAACAGAAATGTTCTTTCATATCAAGGTGTGCCAATTTTCAGAAATGATCACATCACAGTTCACACAACAGACAAGCACGAAATATATGCTGGCTGTTTTGAAAAAGGTGGAAACACTGGAATCACAATGCTATACCCAGAGGGAACTCCAGCTGGCTTAGAAGTTGTAGATTTAGGTGAATCTGAAAAATACTTAGGCAGAGTGACAAGAGTAGCTCAGCATACTGCTTTGGCTGTTATGAACAGCGAAGGTCTTGCTAAGATGACTGTTGACTTATCTGACAACGCATCTCTATAATTTTACATTATAGATATACCATTAAACAAGGGCCTTTATGGCCCTTGTTTTCCCTATAATCACTAAATACAAGTGAGGATCACATTATATGGCTTTAACATTAATTACAACTGCAGGTGCAACAAATTCAAACTCATATGCCACTGTTTCAGAGGCAAATACCTATCACGATTCAATCAGAGAAGAAGCAGATCAAGTTTGGTCAGCATTACACGATGGCAAGAAAGAAAGACTTCTTGCTATGGCAACAAGATTGATTGATGAACATTTCGTATTTTTAGGTTATAAAAGAAATTCAAATCAAGCATTACATTGGCCAAGATCAGGTGTTGTGAAAGATGGAAAATATGCTTATGGAACATTTGAAAACCTTGATGAAACAACGATACCACAATTTGTAAAAGATGCCACATCAGAATTTGCAAGATTACTTTCAGCAGAAGACACAACTGCTGATGATGATACTGCTGGATTCAAACAACTAATGGTACAAGGTATCAGTTTAACAATGGATCAGAGTTCAAGATTATCAAAAGGTGTTATCAGATCAAGTGTTTATTCAATATTAAGAAAATATGGAGATTACATTCCAAGTCTAAACGCAGGATCAGGCGGCATAGGTCAAAATAGATTAGTAAGGAGTTAGTCCAATGGGATTAAGGTCTGCTATACAATCAGCAACAAATAGTGCCTTTAGTGCTTTAGGTGATATACCTATTTCAGTCACGTACACTCAGGTTTCATCAGGTGGATACAATGCCTCAACAGGTACAACAACTGAGACAACAAGTTCAACAACATTGACAGCATTGATAACAAAATTTGAACAAGAGAACATAAATGCAGGATTGGCACAGACAACTGATAGACAGATGTTGATTCCTGGTAAAGATTTATCATTAACACCAAAACCACAAGACAGAGTAAATTTTGAAGATTCAGATTATGAAGTGACCAAAGTTGAAAGAGATCCTGTGACAGCTTTATATAAATTGCACATAAGGGAAAGATAATATGGCTTTGACAATACCACAAGCATTGAAAAGAATTGATCGTATAATGAATCAAGTACAAGAAGGTTTCACAGTTGAAGGACAACAAACTGTGAAATCCAAGACACCTGTTAGAACAGGTAAACTACAAAGAGGTTGGAATTCAAGAAGTGCAAAGTTTGGTCGTGTATCAGAAATAAAAAATGATACACCCTATGCAGGGTTCGTGGAAAACGGATCCTCAAAAATAAGACCAAGAAAAATGGCGGCACAGACTGTTCAAAGTCTAA